GATCCCGATGTTAAATGATCAAATCGTCCGGACAGCCAAACGGTTCCATAGTCGTGGTTATGGGGCATTTGACCCGTTATATAATGCACTGAAATTAGGGGTGATTGCTCAACACTTACCGGGTATGATTATTGCTTTACGTGAGCAATTCGTTAAAACGGAACAAGTGCATTCTTTCCATATCTGGAATTATCTTGATAGTTACTTTGATTTAGGGAAATATAAACGGTTTTTAACCTTTGAACAATCCATGTGGTTATACCGCCATCTTCCTTATATCGATAGACATAACGGGAAACAAAATACCTTTGAAGATTTGATCGAATGGATGTTAACCAAACGACAAATCCCACTTTATAACTATCGTTTAGGACGGGATACAGATAACATCTTAGAAGGGATCGATAAGCCGGATATCTATCGTGACCAGTTGAACTTAAAACAGTTCGAGTTTAAATCCGATAATGATCATATCAACTTTGAGAAATTGATTGATAAAGAAGCGAAACAAGCGGCACGCAATACGTACTTTAGAAGTGTCGGGGCTTGGAATGCGAATAACCGTTATCATCGTTCTCGTTACAGTAACCAAACTTCTAAGGTATTGGAATCTGAAGTGATTGACTACGGTAACCATCGTGTGAAATCTTTAGCATCACTTATGATTAACTATTGGGCGCATCTTTCTCAAGCAGAACGATATCCATTAGTGGGCTCGATTACCAACCCTGTTTCTGGTGAACCGATTAACCTGGCAGCGAAAGATGGTTTTATCCTTTGGATTTACTGTGCACTAAAACTTAGTGATAACGATGACCAGATGCATGAGCATAATGGGAAATGGGTATTACCCACCAAGGTAGAGAATCGTCCTATCCCAACTGTTATTGTGCATGATATCGTCTGGTCAAGAGTCAGCTGGGATATCATGAAGAAAGATAAGCTGGATAGACGGGCTAACATTACCGATGCGGTAAATAATCTTCAAGAACATTATCCGTATAAAGGGATTTATTATAGTGTTGATAGATTCAGAGAGTTCGTGCATGAAGTGCATCAATATTTTGGTCGTATCCGTCATTGGTTAGGGATACATCAAGACTTATTGCACTATGGGGAAGTGAAACAGTTAGGTGAGATGTTATTCTTCCAGCAGCGGATTCCGTTAGTTAAGGTGGAGCAAACCTTTGCTCAGTATTTCAAACAGAATAACTGGGAACTGGATGGCATGACTCGTGAGCAGATTGCATCACTCGCCTCTAACCTATATACGACCTTTACAGGTGGGACATCGAAAGATAATGTTTCCATTACTGAAGTCCAAGAAGCCATGATGGCACTACTGAAACAATTAAGTAGTTACTCGATTCAGTATACCTTTACTTCAAGTAATGCCAATGCACAGGTCTTAGATACCCCATGGTTACATTACGGTCGTATCATTACGTATAAGCGAAATAAACATTATCTCCTTCGTCATTTCTTAACCAAGTTCCACACGGTGAAAACGATAGCGAAAGATAAGATAGGGTTAAATGCGATTTATACGAATGCCAATACGAAGCTAATTTGTAAAGCAAAAGATACGATACTCATCCCACCGCCAATTCGTTATTGTATTACGAATAAAGGCTTTAACCGTCATACGGGTAGTCTTGGGTTAGTGGGCTTTAGACATGTCAGACGATCTAAACCAAAAGAGCAACCGTATTACTACTATATCCATAATGGCACGCTCTTTAAATGGTTCGATAAAGAGAACCCAGAAGCTGCATACATCCAAGGGATGGAAGGAAAACGGGGTACCCCACCGACAGAAGATGTCGCTTATCGAGTAGTTGAGGGTGATATTTATCCTGTCGATGAAGAAGGTATCTTACGTGAGTACTATCGTTTAAACACCCCTTATGAAATAGAAGTGCATAACCATAATAACCAAGAATCGTTTTATAGCAGACGAGGTGACCATATCAATGGGGAACATGTCCCTGGTGATGGTACCCGCATGTTTGAACGACATCCTGAACCACCACCACACCACGAGGAAAATTCATGATAATCAATAAAGTGAAATACCATCGTGATATCGAACTGGCACAATCGTTACCTCCAACGACCGATGCAGCAGGAGACATTAAACATCTCCTGCGTTCATATTACGAGCACTTAGAAAAAGAAGAGGGGTATATTCCTTCTCATTTAAGTGTGATTGACCCAGAATTTAAGAAACGTTTAATCCAGTCTAAAGTCACCTCTTTAGTAGAGACGGATAACATGACGGCGAATACGATTGTACACTGTAATCTTCCTGATGATAAGGGATATGTACGAGGAAGCTTTGATATCCGTCATAATCGTGTCACATTAAAAGAGTACTTTAATATCGATGAAATTATCTTATCTCATCGTCGTAATAAAGAACTCGTGATTAACTATGAACGTTGGGTTAAAGCCGCAAAAGGGAAACCGGGTACCTTAACCACCCTTATCCACCGTGTATTAGGTTATAAATTCGGTCGGACGTTTAGTCATGATGGGATTATGATTTATACGGATGAGACGGAGAAGAAACAAATCAATGGCACGAAACCATTAGCCCTCATTGTACCTTCTTTAGATCAGATTGAGAAAGGTTGGAAGTTCCTTGAGAACATCGATGGCGAAGAGATGAGTGGGACATTAGAGTATCAAATCTTAAATGTCCATCTTCGTTTAGTGGCCAGCAACCACATGTATATCGAAGATGGTGAAGTCTTGATTCGTATCCAACTACGTTATCCATTGCAGACGTATGAACGTCTCCATAAAGGAGGTATCTATGTCGATTGATATTGAAACCATTACGAGTCATTTCGGTAATACCCGTTTAGAAGACTTGGCAGAAAGCACGGAGTTTTATAATGCAGTATGTTTAACGGGTGAGAACATGTCACGATTCTTATCCCGTCGTTACAGCTTAATGAAACCGAAGATTCAGTTTAAAGCCGATGTCCCTGAACTCGTTGAAGTGCAGATGATGAATGGCTTTGATAAAGTGAAAACCTTATTAACGATTGAGCGTAATGTTTGGGTCAGTAAAGAAGGGGAAGAACCGAAACTCTTTATCCATATCAAAGATGATGAACAGCCTCTACATGAGATTGAAGATGACATCAATGAATTCTTAGGCATTAAAGACTGGAAATTTGATGAATCCATTCGTAATAAACAGCTTAAGGAATTCGTGACCTTTAGAAGTCCTTATGCGTTTGATGTACAAGTCTTAGTGAATACACTATCCACTTACGCAGATTTCCGTGTACGTATCTTATATGACTTCGTTTACATCGATGATGCGTTTAGAGAGTTGGCGAAACTTCATCAAAATGAAGATGGATCAGATAAGACTACAGACCAGCTTTACACTATGATTCCGACTGTGAAGAATCCGATGACTTATGCGCAACGTTATAAGTATTACCGCGATTCGTTGCCTTATGTATCGGACATCAATCATATTTAATCCAATAAAAATGAGGACATGTTTTCATGGCAAGTTATAATATCATGGGTGATGAAGGCACCATCGACCGTGTCAAACACACGGCGATTGGTCAGTACATCCAGTCTCGTCTATTCTTAGGGTTACCGATTGACGTTATCCCGAATACGACATTAAACCAAAAGTTTGGGATTAATCCTAAAACACGTATCACAGCAGATGAAAAATACCAAGCGATTTACTTCTGTATCGGGGATGGTGGGCATGACCAGTCTAAGACAGCAAATCAGCCTGCAATTACCGTACCAGTAGACCATGACCCCTCCGACTGTGCGTTATATCACCATATGCCATTCGTATTACGTCCACTCAATAACGATTTAACGGAGACAGAAAGAAGTCGTTATCGTTTACGTCGTATCGAAAATCATGGTGGTGTGGATTACGCAGCGTATTATGCCCGTAAGATGGCGTATGAAAATACGACTCGTATCGTATTAGAAAGCGTAAATAAAGGGGTGTCTTCTGTATTGCCTTATGACTATACGGAACGTAACCTATCACCTGTTCGTCCTGAATTACCGGTACGTCAAGTGGTGACCGCATCGAATACCAAGATGAAAGTTTCAACTGGTGCATCGATTGTCTTTGATGAATTCGATGTGCGTGAGTATCGTAACGTTTGTAAAATCATCTATGGTAGTGCACGTGTCTCTGTGATTTCTGAGATGTGTGCGGTCGCGGCAGTCGATGATACGACTTACGTGAACGATGCGGGACAACGTTTCCCTGAGTTAAAAGGGGCAACCGTGATTTCGTTCTTTAGCACGTATCAATCGATGGACTTCTCTAACGGTGGCTTTACCGAAGTGTTAGAGTTAGGGGAGAAAACACCTTTACCAACGAATTCTTCGATTATCCCAACCGTTGGCGTAAACCCAGCGTCTGAGGGTGTAGGAGGCTAAGGATGCTTCCTTTCCGTCAGGCAAGTCGTAAGATGACGTATCTTTCGGTGGATGGGGGAACCTATACAGTAGGCTTATGCTTATTTGAAGTGGATAGTTTAACGAATCAGATGACTGTTTTAAGAACCCATCTGATAAATATCCATGCGCATGACCCCCATTATGATTATATCGAAGAACGTCATGGTAATGAGACGATGCGGATGCGTCGTCTTCGAGACGAGTTTAATCGTTTCTTAATGGACATCGAAGAGATACCGGATTTATTAATTTATGAAAGTCATTTCTTTAATGTTCGTCGTCCTACTGCGGCGATTCCTTTAGTTCGCTTTATGCAAGTGGTGGAAGACATCTGTGTGGATAATGGCATTACCATGACTACTGTGTCTCCACAACAAATGAAGCGTACAGTCGGGATCAGTAAGCAATTAGCCAAAGCAGATAAGGACATTGTGAAAAAGAAAATTAATGGATTAATCGAGGACAAATACATCTGTTGTCCGGTTTCATTGGATGAGATTTCAGAACATGAAATCGATGCCATAGGAATCGGCTTTACGCAGATGGTCTTAGAGCAGTTCATTAATCTTTAAGCGAGGAGAGATCACTCTCCTCTTTTTATTTCTGTGCATTTTATTTTTATATCGAGGTGTTGATATGTTTATCGTGGTCGAAGGGATGGATTACTCTGGAAAGAGTTCGTTCTGTCAAGCATTAAAAACGTTACTGGAAAACAGTGAAGAAGGAAAAGGGAAAGAAGTCGTTATTTATGGTAACCCAGGTGGCACGGAGTTAGGAAAAGAACTTCGTCAACTCTTTAAATCCGATATCCACAGAAGTCGTTTAGAAGACTTCTTCTTGTTGTGTGCCAATCGTGTTTCACTTGCACATCAGATTAAACAAGACTTATCTGAAGGTAAAATTGTTATCTGTGATAGATGGGACATCTCTGCGCATGTTTATCAATCTGCTGCAGACATCGCACAATTTAAAGATGTGGTGTATTACCGCTTGATGCCATTGTATAACGAAGTCCATGATTTACCGATTCCGGATTATACGATACTGCTTGACCCGGATTTAGAAACGGTGATTGCTCGCAGCCAAAAAGTCCGTGCTGGTACAGAAAACGAAACAGACCGATATGAATCACGTGGATTAGATGTATTGCATACACTATACCGTGATATCATGGCGGTACATGTCGCGTGTTCTCCACAATGGAAACCATTGACGGAAGAATGGCGTGATGATAATCCTGATGTCGTGCATAAGCATTATAAAGGGATGTATCATCCTGCATCTGCACGTTTAATCAGTAAGAGTTACATCTATATCCCGGTTCGTAGTGCACCAGCACCTTTTGCAGATATCAGTGAAACGTTAGCACAAAATGCATACGATGCGATGCATCAAGAAGCTATCATCTATCATGATAACGGAAATGCTGAAATCAACCAAATGGAAGATTTAGCATTAAAAGCGAATGCTAATGCGATAAGACAACACCTTGAAAGTGCACAGAAAACTCCATTTCATTATGAAGGAGTGATACAAGATGGCAATCAGAAAGCCGACAATCAAGAGTCATCTTAATGATGCACTCGACATGCCGATGAAAAGAGTTCCTTTTGGTCGGCTCATTTTAATCTATGCACCAGAAGAAGCTGATGTCGATAGTGCGATGACTGCACAGGAAGTGTTAGCTTCTCTTGAGCGAGATGGGTTTAGTCACTACCTTTCGATGAAACTTGAGGATTTGGTCCTTGCCGATGAGATGCGTAAAACACGACAAATTGCGAGATTTGCGTTTTATACGGGATTGATTGCAAGTTTAATTGCGGTCATTATCATCGGGATGGTCAGTTACCAAACCAAGGAATACCCACATTGGGCTGTCCTTGCTCCGCCATTAATTATTCCAGGGTTTATCATGTGGAAACAAGTGGGTCTCTTTAATGCAGATAATGCAAGAGGGATCGCGGATATCCTTTCTGTGATACTCCCATGGAACCGAAGACGAGATGGAGGTTACGATGATCGGGATTCTTATCAGCGCAATGATTATCGTCGATATCGCGATGACCGTGATGATTATTCACCACAAGAGAGATATCAAGAAACGGAAAGCAAAAACGTTGAACAAGTGAAGAAATCAGAGAATGGCAACCCTTACTCTTGATAACACAAGACTCAGCTTCTTATAAAAAAAAGAAGAGGGGTAATCAATGAATACTGGGGTAGGATATATCTTAGGTTTATGGGTGTTAGGCTGCTTAAGTATATCCGCAGAACTGCTCATGTTATATCATCTTACTTAAGGGTGAATAATATGTTTCAATATTTATTCTATTTACTTTTACGCAAACCCTACCTGATACAGACAACTGCGATTATCTCTAAAGGAGATATGTCTGTATTGACCTCAGGTAGGCATCATCTTTGCAGAGGTAAACAAGGCAATATTGGAACAGTGACTTAGTGCGGAATAAGAAAGAAGAAGTGAGACTAAGTTGAAGGGTGGGATTTGTAGAGTAGTCCCATCTGGAAAGGGCTTAGGGGGTGGTAGTGCCACAACACCACAAGACCAGCTACCACCCCCTCATTTTTCTTATAGGCCTAAGTCATGTAATGTAAGTAAGTTAAGTTGAAATTTTAGTTATATAGAGATGTCTTGTTTCGTATAATTAGCATAGTCGGTAGGGGTCTTCCCTACCGACGTATGTCCGCATATTTTAATATTAGATATAAATAGTATATGTGATGAAAGCGAGTGTCTTCTTGAGTCATCATTCCTACTAGATTAGAAAGTAAAATCTGAAAATACATAGAACCAAAAGAGGCTAGCGTAATCTAGCCTCTTTTTATGTCCCTTATACTCTATGTAATTAGCTATCGTCCATCGTTCTTATCACTGATAGTGTTATGGCTGGAATCCATTCGATGATTTCTCCGTTTGATTTGTGTGAATAAACTCAGCCATGATACTTAAGCACTGATAAGCGGACGATAGCTCGTTACGCAATGTAAGACATAGGGCGGGGATAGGTAAAACTATCCCCTAATTTTTGTCCGAAAAAAAAAAGAAGAAGATAAACCTGTCACGTATTATCTTACACCATTAAGGACTTTATGTAGTTAATCTAAACTTGAAGTCTTTAATGGCTTGGTTGTATAAACCTATATCCTCTGGTGTAGTAACGAGATACCGACCAGATAGCCATCCTTGTACGTGACGGATGGCTTGTTGCTTTTGTACGCTGAATGTACGAATGGCATCTTCCGTAAACCAGTATCTTGGTTTGCGCTGATTAATTACGTTTAAATCGTCATTTAAGATTGTCATTTTTGACTCCTTTTAATGAATTGATGTTGATTGAATGGCGGACATAAGCGAGGGTAGCTACAACTACCCTCTGCTTTATGTTGTTTCTTGTTTAATACTACCTCTATCCATCCAGGAAGCCCACTAAACGCTTCGTTCCAGGTAGATTTCATAGGAAGCTGATATATCCTACACCTATCTCATTAAACACGCTCTACGTGCGTATAACGCACGATTTAGCCCATCTTCATTCCTCTCCCATGATATCTTATATTTGAAACCTTATTGGCTGCTCCAATCTCATTTGACTAGACGAACCAACCGTTTAGGTAGACCAGGCCTCGGAGATACGCAACCTATACAGGCTGGCACTACCAACGTCACACACTAGATGTTTCATAAGATGTCACCAAAGACGTACTGTCGTGAAGCCGCAGTACCGGCAAATTTTTCATCAGATAAGATATCTATTTTAAATGCACGAAAGATTTCGTTTTCTGATACCATGATTTTGGCATGAAGATGTTTCGATAAATGTAAGATGATTATCAACTTAAGCATCCTTTCCCTCTCAGTCCCACGTTCCTCGTCTCATAACCGGGGTGGGTGCGATATCCTTAAGATGGATAAAGGCATGATTAAACTTGAAGATAATGGTATCTTCTCATGGAGATAATATACCTTTATAATGACTCATAGACGGGGTACGGACATAAAGCAGGGATACCTTGCGATATCCCACTTTACGATTAGTAAGGTACTTCTGTGAGTAAGTACTCTACGGTATTGGTTTGTGTCACCTTATACACTTTATCATCACTGGTGATAATATACGTTGTAGAAGATGGTACCACGTTACGGAATAACGTTGATAATAACGGTGTATTCACACTATCGATATTAATCATGTTGTGCTCAGTTGTTAAGCCTAATTCCACAGAGAGATACGGCAAGAACGTTAAGACTGCATCTTCATTCATAATCGCTGAGGTTAACATGAGTTCATGTGCCACTTCCAACGATTTCTCTGGATAGTACTGATGAAGACGATGAGCATCCGTACGGACTAGCTTCGCAGTCTCTCTGCACACGTATTGATTAAATAAATCGACTTGTGCTTTGGATAATTCACCACGTTCTTGTTTACCTTGAATGAACTCGGCGAAATCGTTAATATCATCCACAAAGCTATCCATGTTAATGTTAGGCATCTTGAAGATATAACGTAACCCTTCATTACAAGCATTCGTACAACGTTCATTTAACTTGATACGTAAATCCGCATCAATAGAACGTTCTGCAAGGCTCATAGCAATCTTTTGAATGGTGGCTGAACGTTGGAACAGGCCAGTTAATAACTGAAGTTGTACACGACATTCAGATGGATTACTGAACGTATGCTCAATGCCTACAATACTCACTTTCGCATTGTAACCAATGTTCTTATCCAATGGAGACTTAATGCCTGCACCATAAGAGATACGGGCAGCTTGGATTGCTTGCGTAATCGAGTTGAACTTATCGTTCGTGAGTTGCATTGGGTAAATCTCAATGACTTTCTCTTCACTCATATCCCCATTCTCAATTCGTTTCGCTCGTTCTTCTGCACGGGATTGTGCCGCTTCGAACTCATAACGGCGAGTTGCTTCTTGGATAATCGTCCGTTTGATTTCTTCCGGTAAATCATTGAATAACACGTTTTCTTTGATTTCCTTACGGTCGACCATTTCTTGTAAGATAGCATCCACTCGTTCATTTTCTACCATAGAAGTAGGAAGTTCAATCCCATCTACAATATAACGCACGGTTTTCTCTTGTGGATTTTCAAACCGTTTATCTTGATAACGATCCATCATCGTACGGATCACATGTTTATGATCTTCAGGATGCATGTCTTTTACCTCTACAACTTCATATTCAACTTTTCCTGCTTTACCTACAGAGGCTTTTAACCGTTGGGTTTGTGGCATATAGTAAGGAACCGCGATGAAGTCATCTTGTTGTGGTTTACTTAATGCTTCTTTCAAGGATGTCAACATCTCGACTTTACGATCCATTTGACGCTGTAACCCATCTTCGGATGGACGACCATCACCACGACGTAAACGAGAAGGGAGACGGCGTTCTTCACGTTTTTCTTCCTCTTTCTGTTGACGGGCATTTAAGGCACGGGCTCTTGCATCGGCACCGTCGTCCGCATCCCGTCTATCACGTGCGGAACGATTGCTATCATTACCATCACGCCAGATACTTCTATCATCCCGTCTATCATCACGACGGTTACGGTTACGACTACGGGTATCGCGTCTGTCATCCCGTCTATCATCACGACGGTAACGATCATTACGGGCACCACGTGGACCATCACGGAAGTAATCTTTCATATCCGCTGTGGTACGGGCATAATCATCGAGTAAGTCTTCGATGCCGTCCAGGTCTTTATCATTGTATTTCTGTTGTAAACGTCTATCACGATTGATTATTGATGCCCGTTTTACATCACAGGTATAACTCACTGCTTCATCGTAACACCAGTTGGTATCTTTACCACGATGCAAATCTTCCATGTAGTATTCGTATACCTGTGCAGCGGCATCTACTAATGAGTAGATTGCGTTACGGTTTTCCCCTAACTGCAAATCTAACTCATCAAAACCAGGATCATTTGGCGCTCTATCCCGAATATAATCGATGATATCACGTTTCAGATCTTCTTCAAATTGGCGATCTAATCTAGCCATGTTTCGTACTCCTAAAGGGTTAAATCGATTTAAACCTAGTTCACAAACTAACCGCGATCGATCATCTTCGCGATATAATCCGTTTGTGGTCTTAACTCAGGGTTGCGTTTGGTGATACCGCTACTGGACACTAATTGATATGGGTTGAGTAATTGGCGTCCGGATATCTCACTACGCTTGACCGCAAGATAACTTCCGACTTCAAGCACAGAAGCATGAAGTTGATTATCTGGGTCATTTGGGTTGACCTTATCTGCACTGTTGTTCTCCGAGATGTTGTTCTGCATTAAGAACTTATTGGTGTAGCTAAAGGCCTTATTATCGGATGGAGAAGGGATGGTCATGACGTACGCATTCTTCTGCATTCGTAATATCTTCTCTTCCGGTAAATTCTCTCGGATATCACGTTTGACTGCTCTATCTTTAAGCTCTGCACCGGATAAAGATTTATTCTGTATCGTATTGATACCATTGATAGCACCTTCCAAGACATTACGCAAGATTAATAACCGTTTGCCATATAAGCTTCCGTTATCGTTCTCGATAATGATATTGGAAAAGTTCGCCATGATATAAGCCAGTAAATCGAACATGTCTTCGATACCTTCTATACCTGCATGACGGATATCCTGTGCTTGCTGATAATCCAGCATATTTCGAACATGCGCCATATGACGTCTTACCTGGGAAAGATAAGTCGTAATGTGCTCATTTGTCCAGAATATCGCATGCCCTAATATCTCTGCCCAGAATGACTCATCATCAAAATCAGAAATATCTTTTCCGTTTTCTTTGGATGGCATCTGTAAAGCATAGCTATCGGCGATATAGAAGAAACCCACTAATAATGCATAAAGCATGTTGTTCTCTTCCGTGGTACGATTATCATCACGGGGTACCGCTAAGGCGATATCATGTGGGATATACATGCCACGTTTAAAGGTAATCGGTTTACGGTTCGTTGACTGGCACAGTAACCATTTTTCTTGGTCACGGTATTCCGGTGGAATTTCCCCCATGAAGATTTTCACATCACACTTCGCATATTTCTGAAATGCCCGAGTGACGCCAAACTCCATGAAAAGATAGATGGCTAATAGATGTTTAATCTGTACGCTATCATTTTTCTTTTCTTGGTAATGGGTCATCTTCTTTCTATCCCCACGCCATATCTGACACCACACGATACCATGGGTCGACTGTCGTCCATTCATCATAAACGAATAGGCGTTCATCCGCTTAAAGGTGAGCTTAGCCGCTAATAACTTTAAGAAGATAAGGGATGTGCCACCTTGAATCGCCACACTAAATACAGGTGCAGTTAATACAGGGATAATCGTATTTAATACACCCCGTATCCAGATGCGACCTGCATCCACTAAATATGGTAAGTACATGCGATGTTCGATTTTCTCACCACGAAATTCGAAATCGAAAGACACTAAGTAAATCGAACTGTCTGCAATCTCTACAGTTCTATTTACGCCTTTCTCGCATTTTTCATGCACGTGTTTCGCCTCAACCAATGGGTCAAGACGACGCATCCCGAGAAACTTAAGTTCATCTGGAAAGAGTTTCGCTGTATCACGAAATATCTTTAATAGATAACTTTCAAGTTCCTTAAATTGCTCAGTCGCGACACCATTTGCAATGACGGGATTAAATTTAGGGATATTCGCTTTCACGATATCTCTAGCAAGTACAACCATTTTTAGACTCCTTTATAGGGTTAGATAATAGGAGATAATCGATATCTCCTCATAAGAATAATATACCCTCATACTAACTGATAGACTACTTCAATAACCCGACTGCTAACCCTAAGATTAAACCCCCTGCACCTAACATCCATTTTAACGTTTCACTGTCGTCTTTACGTTGATAAGAGCGCTCTTCGTAATAGGCTTTACGTTCTGCGTCTTCTCTATCCCAACGTGCTTTACGTTCAGCAGCTTCACGTTCAATTTCAGCTTTTTGGTCAGCGGCTTGTTTCTCTAATAAACGTTTCAGATTTTCTTTCTCTTCTTGGAGTTGACTTTGTTTCATCTTCCAATCCAATTCCATCTGATTCGCTTTATTCTTATAGATTAGTTCGTTCTCCCGTATCTTCTCTTGATACTCGAGTTCACGTCTGCGTTTAATATCCCCTAACTCTTTCGCTTCTTGATAAGACCGATATAGAGTAGGGATACGATTGCTTTCATGTCCACAAGCACTTCGATGATCCAGATATATCTCATCGGTATTGATTTTCACTTCATTGCCTTCAAGATACGCATAATTATCGATATAGAAATACACCCCTGGTTTAAGCTCATCACTTCTTGTTGGAGGGATTTCAATAATCACATCACCTAGATTGCAGTAATAATTCTGAACAGACTTTTGCACGGCATTATCGACATTTATTATGCGCATCCCTGCAAAAGGAACGTTGTCCACACCACCTAGCTTCTGCTTCTCTTTTAGGAGTTTACCTTTCTCGCTATACGGATGATACATCGTTTCTGGATAAACGTTAGTCGCAATACAGATATCCAATTGTTCGACGTATAACATCCCATCCCGACAGTTGATGATATCTTCTGCAGGAATGAAGTAATCAATCCGAATCGCTTCAGTCCGTCTATCATCACTGACAACATTATCATATAACCCATCTCTCGTACGATTCGCTCTGGCTATCGGTGTTTCCCCCATATAAATCGTATCCCCCTCACAAGACTCTTCTTCAACACTGTTGACTAAAGGGTCTTGATGATATTTGAATGGCTGGTACTTCTTATAGGAAGGTTTATTCAACTGATTTAATCTAGCAGTAGGTTCATCGTATATCTTTTCGCCTTGCTCATTATGCGCAAAGAGTCTGGATACACCACGATGTTCAAGCTTAGGGGAGATAGAGACTTGCTTATGGATACAGATGTAAATACCCGGCAAGATAGGCGGTACAGATACAGCACCTTTTCTTCTAGGTCTCGTTTTATCTGGGATACCACGATGGTCAAATACCCAATCGGTACGATAACACTTCTTACCGACTAAATCGGAAGGTAACGTATTTCGTAAGGTGGATATTCCCCCATCTCGTGTCGCGATATGGATTAAGATAGGTGATAGGTTCATGATTTCTATCTTGTGAGAAAAGAGGTCCATATTCCAATAGGCATAGTTCTCTTGATCTTGGTATTCCTTTAATTGGTTGATACCATCTATATCAAGATACCTTGGCATGAAACGTTCTCTATATTGCGCAGGATTTAAAACCTGTGCTTGATAATTGTGGGAAATTAGCATATGTTTTACCTCAATATATACTGACATTTAAGATGCACTCTCATGTAGATAATATACTAATATAAATAGGTATAGACTGGGGTTTATTATTTGTGATAACACGATAAGAAAAAAAGAGTGGATGCACATCCACTCTTGGTTCTAACTATGCACGAACGCAATGTGAGCGTGCATATTCAACAGCTTTGTCAAAAGACTGAATGTCTTCCGGACGTACTGTCTTGTGCTTACCAGATAGCCAGCCTTGAACACGACGTATTGCCATCTGGGTCGGAATACCGAAGGTGCTTATTGCACTATCGGTAAACCAGCTGTTAGGATTTCTTATCATAACTGATAATTCCTCTAATCAAGTTAATCACACGCAGGGATGCTGAAACATCCCTGCACCTATATCCGGACATAATCGAGAGGTATCCTAGGATACCTCTCTTATTAGTCCAGCTTATCTGTTAAATCGTCAGCATATTCAAACGCTGATAACTTATCAGATAAAATATCTCTCTTATCAAGAGACCCTTCTCTATCGAGTTCTCGGGTAAGATTATTTCTTACCGTTTTTATAGTGAAACGACAATTTCCCCTGTTATTTAAAAACGCAGCTTTAACATTATCGTATATTTCACCTTTCTTTAGAGTGTATAGTACGGTTCCATCCGTATCATAAATGCGGATAAATGCAGGATGACGTTTAATAGTCCATCCGACTAAGTCGAATTCACGGCTTTCTAAAGTTTCTAAATCAGCCATGATTTACTCCTTATTCTTAAAGTATCTTCTGACCCAAGTCAAGAAACGTTTCGTTCTCATCATTACTCGTATCTGTTCAGCGTCGAGGTCGAACTGTTCAGGATGCTGTGCACGTTCATTTATTTCAGCAAGCACATTGCTGATTAACATTTTTGAACACTTATCCTGAAGTGTCTCATCTTCAATAACGAGAGTGAAGATAACATCGTCTGTACCTTCTTTTGCGAATAATGTTTTCTCGCCATCTTCATCGATAGCGAGAAGATTATCATCTACTTTGAACAATTTCATTTTCAAAACTGATGCCGCAGCATATAATAACAGATCATCTGATAACATGATTGGTAACATAATAAATTCCTATTTATTTAATTTAAACTCAAGATGATGGATTTATCATCTTTTCTCATATAGATAATATAGGATTATAATTTTTATAGACTGGGAAATCATCGGACAAAATAAAAGGTATCCGAAGATACCTTATTCATTATTATCGAACCATCTTACGTCTAGCACGTCTCGTCATAAGCAGTTTACGTTTCTTATGCATAAAGCGATGTAGTCGTCGGTCTATAATTATAGATGGAGGATAAACGTAATCAAATGCCGTAAATGAATATCGAGATTGTTGATTGCCTTTTAATGCAGGGATGATATGCACATCCCCTGGAGCTAATCCATCCTCTGGTACACCGAAATCAGCCATTTATTCCTCCGACAGGTGTATCTGGTTGACGCAATACCTCAATACTAACCGGAACTTCTGTTCCACCAAGGAAAACACCAATAGATACATCAACGAATAAACACTGGATTTTACAGTCCGAGATCATTTTCAAAGATTCAACTATCTGCGTGTTTACACTGTAGATTTCATCCTTTGATACATCCAGGACAATATAATCGAGTTTGTGGTCTGTCATCCCTAACCAATATCCAGCACATTTTCCTGTAGTAAATCTCGCAGTTGGTGTGGCTTTACTCCAATCTAAATCATCTAGCATCTTCGGATCATCAAGATAGTCAATTACCTTACAGTCTTCTCCAAAGACATTCTTTAATTTACTTGTCAAGTTATACCTCGTTAAATTTAATACAGTAATCATTTTATACTCCTAATCGGGTTAAATAAATAAGATACAATTATCTCATCATATTGATAATATACCTTTATATAAATCAATAGAACAACAAAAGATAAGAGGATATCACTGCCCTCTTACTTTGTTTATTCTTTCTTCAAACAAGCTGCTAGTGCAGTACCGTTTATTTCAAATTCTACTTCATGAAATTCATTCGAAGAAATATCCAATCGATGAATCCCTCCAATAACACGGCATACCAACGTTTGTTCTGCGAGGATATCAATCGATTCGGGTTGCGGTACATCGATGAAGACTCGATAGGATGCACATTTCTCAACAAAATCAAATCCAAACAAGGTTTCGAATGGGATGATTTGATACATGTTAAGTATGTTCAACCCGGTGATATCTATATTACAATAGACCATCATCTTTCTCCACAAGTGATGATAGATACCTTCTATGGAATAGACTGATTCATCCTCACATGGAAAATATTCCGGGAATGGTAAACATCTTGCATTATGAATGGTCTTCTGTTCAAGGATATTGAGATCACTCATTTGATTCTCCTATAGAAAATAGTTTATAACAAATACTCATCCAGTTCTGTACAGTTTTAAAGAGCGGACATAAGTAAGAGACATGCTTTAAGCATATCTCAAAAAAATCAGTATTAAGTGGATGAAAAAACACCGTAAGGTAAAAAAGACCACTTAATACCGTTAACCAACAATGGAGATAACCACATTCGTTTTAATCATAAGGTACGCAGTTATCATCATAATAAGGAAAATGTCGTAAAACCTTAGTATGACATAGGATAAACACAACGGACATAAACAAGAGAGTAGGGATTTCCTACTCTCTCATTATGCCAGATTTACTGATTATACGTTTGACGGAGCAACCGGATGTTCAGGTAAACCTGCTTGTGCACCCGCACCATTCGCAACTGGCGCATGTAATGATGTTACTTCAGTAGATACTTCAGGTTTTTCGTCACCTGTTTTCTCTACGGTTTCCATCAATACACGATATTTGTTGTATGAAGTCATGAATTCTTTCACGCCTAATACATCAACTTCAATCATGAATGGTAATTGTGGAACGTGTTGGTAACGTGGCGATACCATAACAGTTTCTTTGTACGCACCATTTTGGTTGTGCGGAGAAATCGTTGTGATTAAATCCGGATACATGAAGCAGTGACCGAAACGAAGTTCAGAGAAACCATCTTTATCTGGCACAGCCGGAATCATGAAGATTTTGTTATCCATCTCTTCGATGTTAGTGGTGACCACAGTGTGACCGAAGTTTTCGCCTAATAAGCGTAAGTCACCACGTGCAGACAATAACAACGGTAGATAGTTGTCAGTGATAATCACGAAGTGAGGTTTCGGTTGTTTACCATCGTTCAACATGGTTGATGCGATGTTGTATTCAGATTTCACGATACCACGTGCAGCCGCTTCTTGAAGGATTGCTAATAAACCTTCACGCGCATTTTCAAGATTGTAACGGGTTTCATCAGATTTGATTAAATCTTTCAAGTTCACACGGAGATGTTCGTAGTGTGGTTTGATTAAGAATTTACCGAAACCAATCATGTTAGACATGCGAGTTGGGTCATTCACTTCCGCGTGTGCATATTTCGCTAATGCATCACGGTATTGGAAGAATTCATACCAACCGTCAGCAGATTGACGTGTACGAGTCACTTGTACAAGTTTGTCTACAGTTGGGTAAGTTGCTTCTGAACCCACTGGACGCTGTAAACGAACTGGTGAACGAACACCGATAGCAATTTTCGCTGTATATACGTCAGTATCCACAGTGAAACCTTGGCTACGTAAGTTACGGTTCGTACGGTTACCATAAATGGTGAAGTATTTCAATTCGAATTCAAGTTTCGCAATTTCTGCTTTCGCTGCTTTCGTTAATGGATTTTTGTTTTCGTCTGCGAATAAATCCACTTTATCAACGATAACGCCGCCAGCAGGTTTCTTCGTTACTTTGTACGCATCAATCACACGTACTTTCGCATGTTGGATGCTTAAGTATGCAGATTCAACGTTAGCAGAACCTACTGCAGAGATTTCTAAGCGTAAGCGATAACCTGCTTCAATGATTGCTTTCACTGCTGGTGGTACATCCGCACCTGCCATAGAGAGTGATTTTTCATCAAGGATTAATTCAGTTGAACGGAAGTTCAAGTCCATGTCATTGCCATGACCTTGTACTGATTTGATGAAGTTAGCACGTTCTAAGAAACGAACCGGGAACTCGATATGGTTTGCCGGTACATCAGTGTTGTTATCTGCTTTACCTTTAACACCGATGATAACAGTGTCAAGCGATAAGTTAGAGTCGATAGTATCAGTTTCATCAAACACACCACCGTTTAATAGGTCTGGATGCGCAGAGATATCTAATAAATCGTATTCTTTACCTACCACTAATGGTTGAGTTAACACCGTCGCAGAAGCAACAACACGTGGTGTTGGTTTCGCAATCGCTTCAGGCATGAACAATGATTTATAATGTTCAGCATCTGGACCCGTTTCACGATAGAATGGAACGATGTTCAATACGTCTTGACGTAAGATAGACGGACGACGGATTGCTTCCATTAAGTTGTATTTAATGAAGTTACGTTCTACACGTTTTGCATTTTCAGTCGTGTGCTTGTGACCATTCCAGAAGCGGTCAAGTTGGATTTCAGTGAAGAAACAAACTTGGTCTGGTGCCATTACGATAGTTTTGAACGCTGCTTCTAACGCTGGTTCTTGTACAGCCGCTACTAAGTTATAAATAACTGAGTAGTTCATTGAAGAGGCGAGATTGTTGTTCTCGAATGCTTCAAATGCCATTTTGCTGTCCATGATACCTAATGCAGCTGCACGGTCACCACTGGTGTAGTCTGCAACGTAGTCAGCATGACGGGTTGCGAATTGTTTTTCGAATGCTTCTGCAGATTTAACGAAACCTGCACGATAAGCGACTGGGTCAGCCGCGGCTTCCATGGTAATCGCTGCTGCACGGATACCTGCTTGTTCTTGTGATTTTTCAATCCAGTTTTGAGTAGGGTGTGAACTTGATACGAAGTTACCTTCTTCGAAACCTTCCATTGATACGAAAGATTGGGTACCAAGTTGTGCAGTTAAGATAGCGCTTAATTTGGTTGCGTTACCGTTTAATTGTGCATTTAAGGTTGCCGCTGTTGCTGGGTTATCCCAAGATTCAAATGAAGCCACTTCGCCTGACATGCCACTTGCTAGGGCACCAGAATCGATCATGGTTTTCACTTGTTCCACTAATTTAGCGTATTTGGATTGACCTTGTACGCCATTGTCAAAATAAGAACGCATAGTTGCTCTTTCCTTTTTTTGTATGGATTTTCATCTATATAAAGAATACACGTCACTAAATTAGCAACGGTACGCGTATGCGCAAGACTTATTTCACAGCAATAACTTTCGACAGATAAGATAAGAACAAACCGACTTATGTCATGCATCGTAAACTTCCCCAAGCCACGAGTCATAAGTCAAATACGTTTATTTTCTATCGAGAGTAATACATAGTAATAAACTAGGATTGATAGTCTTTACCTACCGAATCGAGTTGCATCTGATAGACATCACTGATGTCATCACGATGATGTAACCACTCTTTAAAGAATGGCGTTAAAGTAATCTCGCTGAAACTACAGCGACGTGACATCGCATCTAATAAGAGACCTAATTTGTTCTGATAGACACGATTATCTAAATTCATTTCTAAATCGTCTTCCCCTTCATAATCGATACCGATATAAAGGATATTACGTTCACGGTCATAGTTTGCACCGGTGATACGTGTGATATCACCAATCGTAAAACGACCTGGGATATTCCCTTTACCCGTACGGACAGCCACTTCACGGGCTTTTAAGTATTTCTCACTTTCTTCTGGATACTTCGCATAATACGCTTTTGCATCATAATAAAGTGGTAAACCTGCAAACGGTGAATCTACGATACCTTTGATGTTAGCAAAGGATTCTTGGATATCTAAGAAAACGAATAAGTCCTCTTTGGATAAGATACCTTCAATGGCATCAATATCACGAGCGAGTGATAAATGAATCCGTCCATATTCATCTTCTGGAATATTTGCTTGGGTTAATACCGCCGTGCGAAATAAGCTCGGGATGAAAATAAGTTTAGGATTCAGGGATGTTTTGTGAAGCATGTGAGAATATCTCCTTACATAAACAGACTATATTTCTCACCGAACTACAAGCTATATTTTATTGTAATCCGGTGAGCTTTAACGATAATTTAATGAAAACATACCTTGAGCATTTTAGTATGACGACCCATAATAATACTTTAGTTGATGAAAAAGGTGCTGTGATTTCGGCAATTGCTCTCCGGTGGTGGGAGCTCAATAGCGAAACACCGCCATTAGAAACACGTTACATTTGTCAGCGTGTCTTAAAAGAAATCAAACCAAAAGATTCTGCGGTAGATGATGGTATCACTAAAGATAACATCGTCAATATGGCGCAGACTTTACAACATCTTTTGGATGTAAACACCAAACAAGATTTTAACCTCATGAAGCAAACACTTCGTTTGAATATTCGTGAGGATGATGAGTTCTATAATGCGGCGATTATGGCAATTGAACCGAGTCTGAGTGATGACCAGATTCGCAGTACATGCCTTGCCCATTTCCAGAACATCAATCAATATTTCCAACGTTTAGACTTCTTAAAGGAAGTCCGTAAACAATTAACCAATGTTTTATACGGAGATAAACGAAATAATATTGTTGACCAAGCGCGTGAGATGATTGCAACCCTTGCGCCTTATAGTACAACAGGGAACGCAACTGGTGGCATCGGAATTAAGAACCCGATGTTTGTGGCGGCCTTTAGTTCCAATGATTCCGATACGATTAAGAAAGTCTGGGAGAAAGCACAGGTTAGTACCTCACCTGAGTCTATCCTGAAAACCGGGTATAAAGGGATTAACCGTGCATTAGGTGCACCGGGTGGTATCTTCCGTGGTGATACTATCTTAATTGGGGCATTACAGCACAATTATAAATCGGGTATGCTAGATGATATCTTATTTGATATCCCTCGCTTTAATAAACCGCATTTCTTTACCGATAGACGTAAAGCGGCGATATTGCATATCTCAGCAGAGAATAATGCAGGGGATGACTTAACCCGTATTTATAAGCGTGCTTACGTGGCAAAATTTGGTGAAATGCCTTCCTTAGATGATTTAATTAATACCCCACCTGAACAGGTAGCAGAAATCATTAGTGAATTTACAGGTGGTGAGTGGACTTACTTCTATAGTAAGATTAACCCAAGTAATATCGGGTATGCTGATATCCAGAACTACGTGATGGAAATAGAATCAGAGGGATTTGAAGTCCATGTATTAGGGATTGACTACTTAAGTATGTTATCACTAAAAGGAATTAACCGCATGGGGGATGGCACGGAGTATCAAGAGTTATTTCGCTTGATGCGTAACTTCTGTTCTGAACGGGATATCACCTTGATTACCCCTCATCAGTTAAGTACTGAAGCGACGTACTTAAACCGGGATGATTATCAGTCTGACTTTGTAAAATCTGTGGCAGGGAAATCTTATTGGGCGAAGTCGAAACAGATTGACCGTGAAGTGGATGTCGAGATTGTGCAGCATATTGTGACCTTACCTAAACAGGGGGGTCAGAAAGGGGAAACGCAATCTTATTTAACTTACTGTATTGGTAAAAACCGTCGTGTCCATGATACCAAACCTGAACACAAATCAGGTGCATTAATCTTTACTGACTGTGGTATCCTTGCTGATGTTGATAAAGAAGAACAAGATACGTATATTCGTGACTTGAAGAAACTTCGTCTCATCGGTAGTGGTACAGGGGAAGAAGATGCGTGGTAATGAATTCGAAGATATGTATTAATTGTTAAGTTTCGTACTCCTTGCATGCGAATAACAGTTTATATAGGGTTGAAAAAGAGCATAATGACGAGGGTGGTTTCCATCCTCTGATTTATGTCACGATCTGTATCAACCGATTATGTTAGGAAATAAATGAATGAAAGAACTGACGGAACGAGAAGCAGAACTTCTCTATAAAGAAATCTTCGAAACGTATTATGATGTCGAGACGAAGAACATGAATACGTATACGCAATGGCAAATGGAAGTCGCTGGGATTCCATTACTGGATGAAGGGGAATGGGATATTGCGGTAGCGAACCAGTATAACGTCACGAAAAGAACCATTGCTGAATTAGCAGATTGGTTAGATGATGAGATTACCTTCTATTTAACCCGTTTAAAAGATGCAGTCTGGATTTATAGGAAGATACAGGAGTACAATGATTACGTCTTAGGTTTAATGAGTCGTGAGCGTGTTGGTGCGACACGTTTAAGAAAGGATGAACGGTTGCAACATGTGGTCGAAGATTGTGATAAATTAGTGAAACTCGCTAACTGGTTATTTAAGGCTTGTGTGGCAGAACAAGGTGATGAAGCGTACCGTATCTTTGGTGTCTTACCAGAAGAGAAGAAAACCGGTCGTCTTGCAATGCGTTTCGAGTCACCAAGAGAAGAAACCATCGAAGGCGATAAACTCTCTCATCGTATTAAGATTACAGACAGCATGTCTGATAGATTACGCAGTGGCTCAAAAATGTGGCGTTCGGAGGATTAATCTATGGTCGCAACCCCTAAACAGAACAAACAAGCAAGATTATATTATCAAGGTATCGTTAAGCTTTGCAACTTAGATGTTAAAGCGATTAACTGGGAATACAGTGCAAAGATAAAAACCGATAATGGAGAATTCCCGATTGATAAAGTATCCAGCTTTGATATCACCAAGGATTATGAGATAGGCTTTACGGATAACTTCGTTATCGATGTTTTAATGCTGAAGAAACACTACATCCAAACCCTTTATCCCTTACGCAATAATTTCCAAGTGGAGTTAACGCTTACTCAGGTAGGGGAAAAAGAAGATGGGATGAAGGTGAATAATCCGAAGAAGATTACCGAAGTGTATCGTGGATTCTTAGTCAATCCTCAAGACATGGGGCAATCTACGCAGAATACCTCTACGCCATCGGATAATACTGACCCAAATGCCGATACGACCCAAATCAATGTGAAGATACAGTTGTTACATCCCTCCATTGAAGTGATTATGAAAACCACCTTTGGGGGTAACTTCCATGGTGTACCAGGTGAGATAGTCAAATGTATGCTCAGCAAAGTATTTGAAGACATGCAAATCCCTAAAGGTGGTAAACGTCCTGAAGGGGTCGATTTAATCCCGCCAGATAACACAAAAGAAACCACGGATGTGGTTATCCCACATGATACGAATATCTTAGACTTACCTCGTAAGATACAAAATGAATGGTACGGTATTTATAACTATGGATTAGGCAGTTACCTGCATAATAATATCTGGTATCTTTATCCATTATATAACTATAATATCTTCGAGAAAAGCAAAACACGATTGATTATTAACGTGATGCCTAAATCTGAGATTATGGATAGTCCTCGTACGTATCATGTTTATAATCGTGAAGTGAACATCATCTGTGCAGGGGGTGTCGAGAGTCAAGATAACGCGAATAATAATACCACGAATACAGGGGATGGGAACACGCAATATGACCCAGGTAAGCTTCGTGAAGAATCCGTCCAACAAACCAAAGATGGGGTATATGTGAATCCCTCTTCTGCGAAGAAACAATTCGTGCAGAATAAACGAGATGATGATTTAAACTATGCCCCTTTAGTGAAAGAACGGTTAACCACCTCTTTACAGAAGACCATGTCGAACATCGCTCAGAAGAACGGTATCGCATTATCATTCGTGTGGGAATATGCGAATCCTTTCTTATTAGTGCCTGGTATGCCGGTTAAAGTGGTGTACTTTAAGGAAGATGTGAAGTATGAGTTAACTGGCGTATTACTCAAACAAGTGGGTGCATTCCAGTTAGTGGGAAATCAAACTACGCATAAACACTTGGGTAGTGTCGGCTTAGCCGTATTAGTTGACCAAGAGCAGTTTAATAAACGTGAGAAGCAACAATATAAGTCGACGACAGCCGGTGTCGGGAAATCATTAATCAGTAATGTCTTATCGATATTTAAGTAATATCACTTAAACTTATATGTAGTTTATTGCAATGTCTAAATGTGGTGTTTGCTACGCTACTGCATTTGATTTTGTACGGACAAACTGCACTTTATCATTTCTCTTTAAATAAATATAAGTATCTGAGGGTGGGCAACCACCCTCTTATTTATGTCGTCATTTATTAAGGATCTGTTTATCATTTATTTTATATGAGGGATTTTATATGGCAAGTCCAAAAGGTTCAGCCCCTACGAAGAAGGAAGCGAACAGTAATGCACAGAACAATAATACGGGGCTATTAGATAAAGCGATATCCAGTATCTGGATGGAAGGGCCTGAGAAAAGTAAATCGGTTCCTGATACCTTTGGTAAAGATGTTGATAAGATACTCGGTGAGTTTAAAGCAAAGACTGTTTCTAACTTAGATACTTTATTTAAAGATGCAGGTAAGAAAGGGAAAGGATTATTCGATAAATTCATGAGTAAGTTTGACTTGAAAAAATTCGGTATCAATAAAGATTCCATTAAAAAGATGATCGATTATGGGAAGAAGATAGCGAATGCTGCGCAAGAAGGGATGAAAATTTACCAAGAGTTCAAAGATGGTAACTATGGTGCGGTACTCGATAAAATGGGTGGGGTATTAGGTAGCCAGTTAGTCGACATGGGTAAATATGGATTAGAGATGCGTGATCTAGTCAAAAACTCTGACTTCCATTCTATGGCAGGAATTATGGATTTCGTTAAAAATGCAACGGGTGTCGATATGGCAGATGCCTTGCATATTAATGATATCCAAGCGAAGATTGGTTCATTAGTCAACCTTGCTCAGAAATATGGCCATGCTGGTGCGCTAAGTAAGTTAAGAGAAGCAATGTTTGGTAAAGGATACGGTGGTGGGCTATACCCAGGTCTGGAACAAGCACTAGCAACAAACCTGGCACTAAATGCATCCTTCAGTCAGATAGATACGATCGATGAAATATTAATGATTATTGATGGTCGGATGGCGGGTGAAATTAACCCTGATTTAATTAAGCGTATCTTACGTAATTATCGTCTACCCACTAACTGGAAAGAAGATAGTCTTGAACAAGAAAAAGAACGTCTATTCCGTATCTTTGAAAAGATTATGCCTAACTGGGATACGATTACTACGGAACACGGTACTTATTTAAACCTTGACCACTGGACAGAGATGAGCGATGATGCAGCCCGTTTATTTGGTAGTGATGCGAGATATGGGGTGCCGGTTGCAATCGCACGTAATTATCGTTCTATTTCATTACGACAAGGTTTAAATCAAACGTATCCTTACCTTCAGCTGGCTTATTGATGATCTGTGGCAACATGCCACAGTTATAAGTTAAATTTGCAAATTAAACTTTTTAAGTGAGTATTTATGAAATCAATAACCAAAAGCTTTCTTGCTCAATCGGGTAGTGGTAACCTATCCTTAGAAGCAGCAGGCTATACTAAGGATGGGAATTTCTTTAGTGAACTGTGTGCTGAATTTAATCGAGCAAAACGAGAGCTGAAACCAACCAATAAGGATACCCCTGACTTGTTTAACGCAATGGGCTTTAGTAGCATTGTGAAGAAACATACGGGCCTATCCTTACAATTCTATCTAAGTGATGAAGCAAGTCCAAATGCTTGCGTCATGGTGCCTGGCATGGATCACAACAACCCTATCATTAACCACTTGCGTAAGTCTGAATTCCATAGCCGTGATATGGGTAGTCGTATCAGTAAAGCAGATGCCGTCGTCGGTGAAATCAATCGTGAGAAAGGTCGTGTATCCGGTGTATTTGCTGAGATGGAAGCACCTGTTTATGTGACGAAAGGTCTGATGTTTGGTAAAGGGGGTTTAGGGTTTAGCGCAGAAGAGATTACTGCGATTGTGATGCATGAGATTGGTCATGTGTTTTCCTTTATGGAAACCTTAACCTTATCTTGGCGTCGCAACCTTATCTTATTAAGTAGTCTTCGTGAGTTTACAGAATCAGAAGACCAAACCACGAAGATTAAAATCATCAGTCGTCTGAAAGCTGAGAAGTTATTACCAAAAGATTGCGATGAACGTATCGTTAACGATGAGAAAGATAAAGCAGTTGCGATTATCTTTACATTTGGTCAACAGGCAATTAACGAAGACCCGGATAGCCTCTTTGCGAATGCGACCATGTGCGAATCTGCGGCAGATCAATTTGCCGTGCGTATGGGTGCAGGTCAGTATTTAACCAGTGCACTGAGTAAATTATATAAAACGTATAACAGTGGTTTCTGGGTAAACTTCTTCTATTGGTATACGATGTATCGTGATGCGATTGCGATTGTTACTGCACATGCTTTAATTGTATTAGGTATCTTTACCCCGTTATTAGGTATCTTCTGGATTGTCACCTCAATGTTAACATTAGGGATGTATGCATATCAAGCGTTTTCTTCTGCGATGTTTAGTTATGATGATCCAGCAAATCGTATCAAACGTATCCGTACTGAAGCGATTGGTGCATTAAGAGATCCAGCAATTCCGGATAAGATACGTAAACGTATCTTAGAAAGTATCGATAGCATGTATAAGACATATAAAGATAATGAACGTTACTATGATAAGAACCATCCATTATCTCGTATCTTATTCGATACCTTCAATAGTTTCTTCCGTACAAATAAAAAGACACGTGAGAAACAGTTAGTGTTAGAACAAATTCTCAATAACGACTTATACGTTGTCAGTGAGAAATTTAAATAAGGATTAAAAATGAACGAACAAATTAAACTGATGATTATGAACTATCGTGCATGTTTAAATGCAGATATCGATAAATATGAATTATCGAGAGCAGTAGGTCGTCAAGTGGGTAATCGCATTAACTTACTTGCACCAGGTTATATTCCACGAGCACGTGTTCACTTTGATTACGCTATTCAAAAGATTGCTTCTGTCATCAATGAAAATATCATGGGTTTTGATGGTGAAGGGTTTATTAAAGCAGTTGCCCAAACGCTTGATTTCCGTTTGAAAATTGCAACAGGTCAAGGGGATTATGTTGCCGATGACCTTAAGTATTTCTTAGATCCTGATTTCATCGTAATGGCAAAAACCGAAGCGATGGAAAATGCATTAGGTGCATTACTTCAAGCCGTATCAGGTATTATGGGTCCTGCACCAAGCGTTGAAAGCATCGCGATTGCTTTTGGTAACTATAAACCAGAAGAAGGAGTGTAATATGACTGTAGAAGCGGTAGAGATGTCTCCGCTTCGTCGTAAACAAGTGCGTGGGTGGTTTGCAAACGACCCTGAACTCGATGAAGCGATAGATGATGTACAACGTGCTGAAGCTGATAATAGTGAAGCGATTACGCCGGTAAGACGACGTATCGAACGCATTGAACGTTTAAAAGAGTCTTTCCAAAAGACAGGGATGAATCGTGAAGTAGCAATGCGTGCCATTGAAGAGACCGAGAATCCTCAGTTACTCGATGAAGGTGGTTTAGCGATTGAATCCTTTACCACGATTCCATCTAAAGTAAACTTACTTGCGATGGAAGAATTAACAGAAAAGCAAAAGAACGTTGCAATCGGTGCAGCTGCAGTAGTGGGTATTGGGCTAGTCCTTAAATTAATCCAAATTATCTGGAAGTTCTTCCGCAGCATGATGAAGGGAAAAGGTGACGATAAAGAATCCAAAGACCCGGCAATAAAAGCGCGTGCGAAAGCGGTAGAAATCCAGAATCAAGAAAAAGCGATTGAAGTACTACAAGATACACTTTCTCGCTCTAATGCGATTAGAGACGAATTACAGAAGTTAGAACAGGCACTTCTTAAAGAAGATGTCTATCTTGATAGAAAAGCGGATATTACGGATGCTTGGAATGAACTCCTTGAAGATGTATTCAATAACGGTGAAATCTCTCGTGCTGCAGTCAGTACATTTGCAGAGATTCGTCGTCTCGAATCCGGTTTAGAAGAGAGTAAGATTGTTGCAACACATATCTCAGAAGGTATTTTAACTAAAGGTAAAACTGAAGATGGGTTGAGCTGGTTTACGTCTGAAACAGGTTCTATCTATAATAAATTACCCCCTGCCGATATGGTCAAGAATCTGGAGAGACTACAAGGTTATCTAACCAAAGCACAAGAAAAACGCGATAAAGTTGTGCCTTTAAGTGAAAACCAGATTGAGAAGATTGCTAAGATTCTTGAACAAAATAATGGAATTAAATTCATCGATAATCTTGTTGAGTATAGTCCGTATTCTCAAAATGCATTATTCCTACGTGACAATGACTTTGATAACGAAGCAACCAAGATACTGGATGAACTTAAAGCGAAAGCTGAAGCAGCGGATTTAAATCCGAATGTCGCACCAAAACTTAAAGAATTTATTACCTTCTTTGGTAATGGTGCTAAAGCTTACTTCGCTTTAATTCGTTTCTACATGCTTGTATCAAACTCGTATTTGCTATTCTTATCTAAATACGAGAAATTTAGAAGCTGGAATGCGAAGAAGATATTTAAATATATCGTTGAAGTGGCTAAAGAATCCGGTATTAAGATTGCAGCAAGTGCAGATGAATATCTGAAGAAGAACACGCACAATATCAAAGATCTCTTTAGCGGGAATAATGCAGGGATGAGTGAAGATGAATTCGCTAAATCGATCGAGGACTGGATAAAAGCTAACCAAGCTAAAGCCAGAAAAATCGGGACTGACTTAGTGAATTCTAATTAGGAGTACATATGAAATTATCCACATTTCGTTCTGTATTAGGGGATACATTCTCTCAAGAAACTGTCGTGTACAATAGTGCAGATACTGAGAAAAAACAACTTGGTAGTATCGTGCGTGATGAATTGAGTCGTATCTCTCAACAGGAAGAGAAGTTTGAAGAGATCGAACGTGGTCGTGATAACACGCCATTGACAGATAAGGTCAGAACCCTTATCATTGAAGAGAAAGCTCGTGTTGAACGTGAACATCCTGAAATTCAACCTGAAAATATTATCCGTCCGGATAATGAAGAGTAAGGAACAAAAAAAGAGACATCCTAGGATGTCTCTTGATTATGTTCGATTATTTCACCGCATTTTGCATGCACTTCGTAATGATGCCGGAGTCTGCTTCAAAATCCACACCATAGTACGTGACATTATCTTTATTGATAATACCATATATCTTCGCGACGGCATGACCATAGATAGGCTGATGTGTTATAATCGCTTCTGGTGCACGTTTTGGTACACTGATGATGTACTCATATGACCGAGCAAGATTACTGACAGATTCACCGAATAATTCTAATGGAGGAAATTCTTCAAAGAGGTCTTCTATCGTTAAGTTATTTAACGTGATGTTTGATAAGACTTTAACGGAGTAGAGTTTACCGTCTACAGGATATCTCGCTTTATAGACTTCAGTTAAATCCTTTCTATCATAGGCTTCAAAAGCATGAATGTTCTTACTTTCAACCCAACCTACTTTCTTAAGCTTACTTGTCATTATATTTCACTCCCCATGCGGTAGCAAGTGCAGAAGCCGCGTTATCGATATCTTTACCAGAGGTGATAGGTTTGCTCACTTCATCATTTTTAGTCGCTGTACGCTCGATTGGCTTCGTTTTAGAGGTAATATTCATGTTACTGAACTTATCACGACGAGAAGATGATCCTTTCATGTGTTCAGGCATTGGTGAGGGTGTCACTTCGACTTGAACGGGTTTTGGCTCTTTCTTCTTCTCAGGAGAAGGCGTCCAAGGAAGTCTTCCACTACCCGGTAAGTAAGGACGTTTTCCATCGCCTTGTAAGCCAGATGAACGACGATTATCACGGGGTACATAAGAACGTTCAGAGGATTCTTCTCGACCACTTATAATCTTCTTCATGATCTCTTCAGACATTTGAAGGACTAAGAACTCTGCACCATCGAGTGCTTGACCTGGCCAACATTCTGCGATAAACCAAACGGCTTTATCATTACGACGTTGATGGGCAGGAATTTTGGATTCATCACGTGTTAAACAAGTGATACTACGCCAACGTGGACCAATCTCAATATTGCTTAAGAATGATGCGTAGAAATCGATATCCGCATCTTCGGCTGCAAATATCTTATACCCATTTTGTTCACGCTTTTGTGGATCATAAATACGATTAAAGTTCATAATCGCTTTATATTTGTTTAAAGAACGTTCATTAGTATAGAAACGTACTGGGGCGGTGGTAAGCAAAGTTCTTGCCATTTTTTATCTCCTGATATGGGTTATGATTTAGGTTGAATTACGTTAACATAATTCATAAGTGTTTTTATTGCGAGATGATGCGGGTTCTTATCATCACATTGGGTTAGATCTATATTGTTTGCATCAATAACAAAATAACCTTTGGTAAATACTGGTTTGAAAATCTCAAGTTTCGAT